AAGTAGTTGCTACTGCTTCAAGACTTCCTTTAACAGATGGTAAATTAATTGAACTACAATCTGCTATTGCAATTAGACCACAAATAAAAGCTATACTTGAAAGAGAATATTTAGCATGGTCAGATACAGTTGTTAGAGAGGGTTTTAATAAACAAGCTAAACGAATAGAAAAAGCATTTAAAAGAATTGGTAATATTCCTGTAGAGTTTCAAGAACTTACAAAAGGCGATTTAGCATTAGTTAAAAATTTAAAACAACAATACTTTACACAATTTAAAGATGTATCTAATACTTTTACAAGACGATTATCAGAAAAGGTTTATCAAAATACATTAGTTGGAAGTGAGTTTGCAGTATTAGAAAAAGAACTAAGACAAACAATCAATGGTATTTATGCTAGTTCAGATGACCCAGAAATTCAACGATTAGTTAATTTTGTAAATGAAAACAAATTTAAAAAATCTAAACAAGCAGAGGTTGATAGGTCTATACAAACACTACAAACTAAATTTGCACGAGATAGGGCTGGAGAGAATATGAAAAGATATGCTGGTCAAATACTTAATGATTCACTTAGAGATTTTGATGCAACTTTAAATTTTAATAAATCTCAAGACGCTGGTTTAACATTTGTAAAATACTATGGAGATGTAATACCTACAACAAGAGAGATTTGCAGAAACATCATAAATGGTGTAATAAAACCTAAACGAAAAGATGGACTTTTCACAATTGATGAAGTCAATAAACTTTGGACAAGTAGAAGTTGGTCAGGTAAAAAATCTGGTAATCCTCTCGTTGTTCGTGGTGGTTATAATTGTCGGCATCAATGGTCTTACGTCAATCCAGATTGGTATGACGAGCAAGGCGAACTAATAATATAACAATAGGAGAAACAATGTCCGAAGAACAAACAAAAGTTGCTCAAGAAACAGCAACAGAAACACAAGTACAAGAAACAAACACAGAAGCAAAAGTAGAAACACCGAAACAAAATACTTTTACTCAAGAACAATTAGACAACATAATCAAATCAAGACTTGAAGCTGAAAAATCTAAGTATGAGAAAAAACTTCAAGAAGAAGAAAAACAAAAAGCTGAACTTTTAAAACAAAAACAATTAGAAGAAGCTAAGACAAAACAAGACTTAGAAAAGATTATGCAAGAAAGATTACAAGAAAAAGATCAAGAAGTATTGAGATATAAAACTCAAATTAAAAAAGAAAAAGTAGATAATTCAATACTTTCTATTGCATCTAAAAATAACGCAATCAATCCTAGTCAAGTAGTTGCTTTGTTAAAAGAAGAAGTTAAATACACAGATGATGGTCGTATAGAAGTAGTTGATAATAATTCTAATGTACGTTATAACGCTAAAGGAGAACTTTTTACACTTGAAGATAGAGTTAATGAGTTCTTAGATAGTAACCCACACTTCCGAAAAGGGTCTTTGTCTGGTTCAGGTAGCCAGAATGCTATTGGTGGTAAAACTGTAAAACCCTTAAATATTCAGGACTTGGATTTATCGAAACCAGAAGATCGTAAAACTTATGCAGAATATCGTAAGAAACGAGATTCAGGTGCGATAGAAATTAACTTAACAAAATAACTTAATAGGTAAATAAAATGGCAAACGAAAGCACAAGTTCTACGCTATCAGAACTATACACAGAGATAGTAGCAGAGGCTCAATTCGTTGCTCAAGAACAATCTATCATGCGTAATCTAGTAAGAAATTATGCGATTACAGGTGGTGGAAAAGCAGTTGAAGTTCCGATTTATGCGGCAGTTTCAGCGGCGGCTGTTTCAGAAGCAACTGATTTGTCTAACACTGCAATCAACCCAACTTCTGTAACTATTACAGCATCAGAAGTAGGAGTAATGACTACTTTAACTGATCTAGCAAGAAACTCAGCACCAAGAAATGTTGCGGCTGATATTGGTAGATTATTTGGAGAAGCAGTAGCAAAAAAACAAGACACTGACTTAACAGCATTGTTTGATGGTTTTTCAACAGCAGTTGGAGATGGTACAGCGGCATTAACTGCGGCTGGAGTTTTCAATGCGGCTTCAACTCTTAGAGCGGCGGCGTTAAACCTAAATGATAGTGCAGTAGTGTTACACCCTAAAATAGCTTTTGATTTAAAAGCTAATTTAACAAACACTTTTGCTAATCCAAATGGTGGCGACTTACAAAACGAAGCTATGAGATCAGGTTTCGTTGGTTCTCTTGCTGGTATTAGAATATTTGAAACTTCAAATATTGCTAACACAGGAAATGCTGGAGACTACAAAGGTGCGGCTTTCCATAGAGATGCACTAGCGTTAGCAGAAATGCAAGGTCTTAAAATCGAAACTCAAAGAGATGCTTCTCTAAGAGCAGATGAGATTGTTGCAACTTCTGTATATGGCGTTGGAGAAATCCACGATTCATATGGTGTAGAAATCCACATGGATTCATCAATTCAATAATAATTGAATACTTTGTGAGGGTGGGAAACTGCCCTCGCATCTAATCAAAGGAGAATGAATGATAAAAATAAAACAAACAAAACCAGATATGATTACCTTAGAAAAAGGAAATAAAAAAATTACTAGACCCTACAATGATTATAAATCAAATCAAAGAATGTGGGAAATAAGAGGTTTTAAACCTATTCAAGATGTTGTAAAAGAAGAAAAAGTCGTAGAACTTAAAGTTAAAAGAAAAACAAGAAAGAAAAAAGATGAACCAATGGATTTGGAGACAAATTAGAAAAAAAACCAAATGGATATGGGTAAAAGCTAAAAACAACCCAATGTATTCTATTCCTGTTGTTTTAATTCTTGCTTATATAATTTGGAGTAATTAATGGCTAATTATACAGGTGCTAACGTCATAACAACATCAGATGTTTTAAAGTATCAACCTGATGCTTTTGATTTTGGTATATCTACAACAGCTACAGAAACTACTAATTTTCTTGCTCAAACTACTAATGATATTTTAAGAAATTTAAGAATAGAATGGTGGCCTGTATATAAACAAAATATATTTACAGATATTACAGTTTTAAATACTGCTGAGATGGTAAATACAAAAGTTAATCTAGATCAATTTGAACGTGCTGGTGTTTATCTATTTCTTGGAAGATTCTATTTACCAGCATTAACTAAATTTAGACCAGAAACAGAAAAAGATAGATTTGAAAGAATGCAAGAATATTACATGAGCCAATACAATATCGAATGGAGAATGATACTAGAAGATGGTGTTGAATATGATACTGACGCTGATGGAAGTATTGTTACAAACGAGAGAGAACCTTTACATGGATTTAGAAGATTGACTAGATAATGGCTGTCAATTTAAATATTAAAACTAACTCTAAACAAGTTCAACAAAAATTTAAAAAGTTTCAATCGGTATTACCAAGAGTAATTGATAAAGGTTTAAAACAAGCTGGTTTTCAATTATTAGATATAATCAGAACTAAAACACAAAAAGGTATTGATTTTAGAGATAGACCATTTGCACCTTATTCAGAGGGTTATTTAAAAAAATTAAACAGAGAGGGTAAATCAACAAAAGTAGATTTATTTTATTCTGGTAGAATGTTAGGTAGTTTAACACCAGCATCTACTATTAAAAAATCTGGTAGAGGAAAAGTATCTTTAGCATTTAGTAATTCACAAATGAGACAAAGAGCATTATTTAATCAAGTTCTTAACGACCCTAAAAGAGAATTTTTTGGCTTTAACAATAGAACAGAAAAGATTATAAGTAAGCAATTCAACAGATTTGTAGAAAAAGAATTAAGAAAGTTTAGAATATGAGTGTAAGAGAAAACATAGCAAGTAATTTATTAACAACTATATCTAATATATCTAGCCCAATAACAATTAGAAAAGCTACTAGACAACCTTTTTTGCTAGACGAATTATCTGAACAACAATATCCAGCAGTAATAGTTCAAACATCAGAAGAAAACAGAGATGATTCAGAATTAGGTAGTGGTGCAAAAACAAGGCATGGTACTATAGACTTTGTAATATCTGGTTTTGTAAAAGGTGCAGAGGCCAATATAGATACAAAAAGAAATGAGTTAATAACTGCTATTGAAACTTCATTAGAAACTGATATTACTCGAAATGGAAACGCTTTAGATACAGAGGTTGTTCAAGTAGAAACTGACGAGGGTAGTTTATTTCCTGTAGGTGGTATAAGAATGACCATTAGATGTATGTATGAATTCCAAGCTGGTACACCATAGGAGATAAAATGAAAACAGATAAATTATTAGATAAGATAACAAAAAAAATAGAGCAAATAGAAAAGATGCACGATAAAGAGTCTATGCTTTGTGAAGAAGTAAAAGACTTAATAGAAGAAATCAGAGAAAACTCATTAGAAGATGAAGATCACACATGGGAAGAAGAAGATGTTTCTGATGATATAGAAGATGATTTTGAAGAAGATGAAGAAGATATTGACGAGGAAGAAGATAAATAGTAAAAAGCTACATGGCTAAAGATATTAAATTATATAAAGATAATTCAGAAATAGTTATTAATGAATCTAATCTTGAACATTTTTTAAGTCTAGGCTATAAGCAAGAAAAAGAAACTAAACAAAATAAATCAAACAAGGATAAAAAATGGCAACACATCACGGAAAAGAAGGAGTTGTAAAAGCTGGTGGAACTGCTGTTGGGGAACTAACAGGATTCACTCTTGAAACAACAGGAGATGTTGTAGAAGATACAGCTTTATCAGATGCAACAAAATCGTTTTTAGCTGGTAGAACTTCATTCTCAGGAACATTAGAAATGCACTTTGATGAAACTGATTCTCCACAAACAAGTTTAACTGCTGGTTCTTCAATCGCTTTTATTTTATTGCCAGAGGGCGATGCAAGTGGCGACAGAAGTTTCACAGGAACAGGAATTGTTACAGGAATGTCAGTTAATAATGCAATGGAAGCTGTAATTTCTAGAACTGTTACTTTTCAAGGAACAGGTGCATTAACAATAGGAACTGTATAATTTTAATTTATGTCAGTATTAGATCATGCTCGTTCTCATTTTGAGAATATTGGTGTTCAATCTATAGAAGTGCCTGAATGGAAAGATGAACATGGGAAACCAAGTGTCATTTATTGGAATCCTATAAATCTTTACGAGAAGAATATTCTTTTTAAAAAATCTGGTAATATGTCAGATGTTAGTATTCTTGCAGATATTCTTGTCATGAAAGCCTTAGACAAAGATGGTAATAAAATCTTTAAACCAGAAGATAAAATGGCTTTGATGTATAAAGTAGATTCTGATGTTGTAGCAAAAATTTCAAATGCTATGGTTCAAAATATCACTCCAGAAGAAGTAAAAAAAAACTAAACTCCTTACCTGAATTAAAAAATTTACTTATTGTTGCCGATAGGTTAAAAATAACTTTATCTGAACTTTTAAAAATGGAAGTTTGGGAGTATAATCATTGGCTAGGTTATATGATTATCGAACAAGAACAACACGAATCAGCTATGAGGAAAACAAAACATAGATAATGGCACAAAATCTAAAAATAAATATACTTGCACAAGATAAAACTAAACAAGCCTTTAATGGTATAAGAGGTAGATTAGATAAATTAAAAAGTGCAGTATTTTCAGTTAAAGGTGCATTAGTTGGTATTGGTGCTGGTGTTGTTGTAAAATCATTTGTTGATACAGGAAGAAGTGTTGAAGATTTACAAGTAAGATTAAAACAATTATTTGGAAGTACACAAGAGGGTGCAAAAGCTTTTGATGTAATGGCAAATTTTGCAAGTAAAGTTCCTTTTTCACTTGAGCAAATACAAGCGGCATCAGGAAACTTAGCAGTTGTAGCTGGAGATGCAGATAGATTATCAAAAATTTTAGAGATTACAGGTAATGTTGCGGCAGTAACAGGAATTGATTTTCAAACTGCTGGTGAACAAATACAAAGATCATTTACTGCTGGTATT